CGGACCAGCTCGGCGGAGCTCGGACCAGCTCGGCGGAGCTCGGACCAGCTCGGCGGCCGCGTGTTTGTGGCCAGATATACAAACACCAGGGAGCTCGGACCAGGGACATGCAAACACGCGAGCACCTGGTCGAGCACCTGGTCGAGCACCTGGTCGAGCACCTGGGAGCGCGGCCAGAGTTACGTGCACTAGGTAACAGGCCCGCAAAACCCGAATTCAATCGAATCAAAAGGTTAATCGCGTGCGTGAGCTGCGGCACGGCGACCTAGTTAAACGTAACTAGAGCACGCGACAGGGGCCGCGATACAAGGGCCACGGATCAGGGCCAAGGCCCGCGAGTCAAGCGGCCAAGCTCAGGCCGCTAGGTCAAAAGGCGGGCGGCCTAGGCGAGCGGGCGGCCGGCCGTTGATCGGATACCGGGACGAAAAAAAAGCCCGCCGAACGGGCGGGCCTGAGAGGGGGAAAGAGCTCCCCAGGGTTACGGGAAAAGTGCCCCCAGGGCATGCAACGCGATCAGGGCCAGGGCCGCACCGGCCACGGCCCCGCCGACGATATTGGCGTCCGGTTTCATACGGCCACGAGCTCGAGTAACTGGCCGGCCTCAGACTCAAACGCTACCCGCTCGGCCTGATGAGGGATTGTCCGAGCGTAGGCCGTGGCACCAGTTACAGCATCGAAGACGGTCTCAATCGGGCGGCCCTCATCCAAGACATGCGCGTGCTCGATACGCTTGGCCACGCGCGGGCCGAACCGTTTCGCTAACCAGTCGCTGGCCCGATCAAGCTTTGAGCTCTGCGCGGCCAGGATTGTCTCGCGAGTAACCGACTCAGTCGCGTTCGCATAGGCGACCAGGGCGGGCCGGATTTCCTCGAGGAAACGATCGGGAGCGCTGGCGGTATGCCGGATGCTGATCTGGGCGAGCTCTTGAGCTCCCCAGACGATTCGATTCGCGCAAACGAAATCGAATAGGAAAGCTTTCAGGGCCAGCGTGCCGCCGCCGACTTCCGAGTTAGTCAGGAAAAACCCGCGCGCCATTGTGCCGGCCTGGCCGTCACGCCGATTCGGGACAGTTATCCGATTATCTTCGTCCGCCAGGAAAACAAAGAAATCACGGTCGCCGCCGAACAGTGTCGTATTTTCTTTCGTGACACTCTCGAGGCGCTGGCCACGAATGCCCGGCACCCGCCAGTCGCCTGAAACCCCGTCACCGAACCGATCGATCAGGGCGGCCAACACGTCCGAGTCCCAAATGCGGCCATAACGCGGCCCCGTGGCAGCCCGCAATTGCACGCTATCGTCGGCACGGGTCAGCAAAACCCCAACATCTTCGATATCACGGGTTTGCAGGCCGAAGTCGATACAGTCGGCGGCCAGGGGAGCGGGCAGGTCGCGGAGATATCCGGCCGGAGCTCCGGCAAGGTTCGCGAGTTGTCCGAAGCTCCAATGAGTCGGCGCGACTTCGTGGCCGGACGGGCCGATAATGGCCAGGCCATTACCTGAATTAACGGCCGCGCAACGAAGGGCCCGCGAGCTCACAATCGACGCTTTCGAGATCGCCCGGCGAGCCAGGGCGGCCGCGTGCATTTCAGGCAGTGACGTGTAACGCTCTTCGGCCGGACGAGTCGCCCATTGTTTGTTCGCTTGCATCAATTCCATTTTGCATTCTCCATTCTGGTTACCGGGCCGCCTAACCGGCGGGCCGGGCGGGCCGAATTGGCCCGCAATCGAGACACTAAATAAAAAAAAGTAAGCCGTCAAGCGCGGCCGATATCGCCGACAACATGGTGACGCAACATCGAACCGGCGGGGAGGGAGCGCGCGAATCGGACGAGGGCGGCCGAGTCATCGGCGGCCCCGCCGGCCCGCGTGGCTTCCCATTGCAATCGAACCGGGCCCAGCTCGCCATAGCACCCGCCCGCCTTATCCTGGCCGACCAGGGCCCGGCGCGAACCGTGCGCAACGAAGACAATGACATAGTCGCGATCGGGCCGTGCACACAAGGGGCGGCCTTTCCCGCAATTCTCGCAATTGACGCGATCGCTGGTTTCGGCCGGGCAACGAAGAAAGCGGACCCCGTCAATCCTGGCAGGCCAGCGCTCGGCCGAGTCGGCCGGAGCGGCCAGGGTAGCGGGGCGGCCCGATCGAACGGCCGCCAGGGCCTGAGCGGGCGAGTCGCACGAAGCATTGATGACGGTTTCCCCCTTGGCCGGCACGGGTAAGAGCTCGGCCGGAAAGTGCGAATAGGTCCAAGCTTGGCCGCCTGGCGGCACGGCCTTGCGCAAGGCCTTAAGGTAGCGCTTATCGACAAGCTTGGCCGCGTGCTCCCCGTGCGGATTGAGTGCGCACGAGCCCGGGCAAGTCGCGAAAGCGTGATGGGCTCCGGCCCGGTATGTGACTGCGATCGGCCCGGTTTTCCCATTGCCTGATTTTGTGACGGTCTTAAGCATTCTCGGCCCCCTCACTTATCCGATGAAGAAAAGCGGCCGAGGCCGGGCGCGCGGTATGCGAGCGGGGCCCCCGTCCAGTCGCGAGCCGGAGAATCGGCGGCGTAGTGCTCGCACGCCAGGGCCCGGGCCTGAGCGCTCGCGTCGAATCGCTTGTTTTCATCCAGGGAGGCTGAAAAGGGCGCGACGACTTGGCCGTTCACCCGGCAAATTAAGCGAACGTAAAAATAACCATCGTGGCGGGCGTGCTGGCAATTTCTGCATGATTTCAGCATGGCGGCCCCCTCACTTATCCGATGAAGAAAAGCGGCCGAGGCCGGGCGCGCGGTATGCAAGCGGGGCCCCCGTCCAGTCGCGGGCGATCGGCGCGGGTGTTTCCTGGCGGGCGAGCTCGAGCGTATCGATAGCGTGCGCAATCTGCATATCGAGCACCGCGTGCGCAATCTCCCAAAGGGAGACAAGCCCGGCCCCCTCATACGAGGATTTCTTGATTTCGGCCGATGCGGCCAGCAAAAGACCGTGCGCGGCATTATCGCGACTGGCCCCTGCGACAAGTTCGCGCACGGCCGCAATACGGGCCGCTTCGGTCGAGCGATCGTTGAAAATCGCGACTGCTATCTGGTGCGAGTCCATCGTGTTTTCCTTTCTCACTTTCTCTCGGCGGCCACGGGATGCGGCCGCACAATCGGAAGCATACTTGGCTATTTTGAAAAAAGCAAAGCCCGGCACGCGGCCGGGCTCGAGCGGGGCCGGAGCGGCCGACTCAGTCCGGCACCCTCACCCATTGCAGGCCGAACACGCTCGGAAAGTATTCGCCGCCGGCATGCGTAAACACGCGGCCAGTCGAGCCTGGATGATGGGGCGGCCGCGCGTCAACTATTGTCGCAAATCTCCCGCGAAAGCTCACGGTCTCAAGCGGAAGCTCGACGGGTTGCCCTTTTTCGGTTTGAAGTTCCCATTGCATGGCAAAGCCTCCTTTCAAAATGAAAGCTTGACGGTGTTCTCGCTGAAAAACTCGGATATCGCGCTCCCGAGGTCGATATTGTCGGCGATGGTCTCCAGGTCGAATTCCTCCGCGAGCTCGGACATATCGATAGCACTGACTATCTCGCTGTAGTCCAGGACTTCGGACCAGTCCACGCATTCGAGCAGATCAGGTAATGAAATATTGCCCGCGATGGTGCGAAGCTGGGCGTCAGTCAGGAAGCCCGCGAGCTCCTGAACCGAAGCCCGTTCAATCGCCTGCCCTTCGGGCCTGTCCCGCAGCATCCGAATTTCACCCAGGGCCCCGTCCAGCAGGCGGCCTTGCGACTCGAGGGCCTGCTCGAGCTGGACAATGCGCAAGCGGAACGGTTCATTCAGTTGCGAAACGTAGTCGCAAAGCGCTTTCGAGAAAATCAGATTCAAGTCCATGGTGCACCTTTCTCTCTTTCTGGTTGAAGCCCTTCAATTGAGGGCCAGACTCAATTGCAGCACGAAATCAAAACCAGTGTCAAGCGCTACCTTCTTCGGTTGCCTGTCATCGCCTGGATGATGCCGTGCCATATGAGGAACAAAGCGAGCTTTCCTATCTCCCGCCATGTCCGATGCTGGGCAGCACGGCGGGCCTCTTCGTCAATCTCTTTTCTTCTCTTCTGGTTCTCAATCGCGTCTCGGATATGTGGTGGCCAACGAGTAGGCCGTTTCATGTAAACCCATCACGCATCTTCTCTCCTTTCTAGTTCTGAGCACTATCGCTCGGACCAGAACTCTACTCATCAATCGGCTGGCCTGTCAACAGCACCTGCTTGACCATTTGCCACTGGACCCCCAGCCACGGCCAACGGGCCAGCGGTTCAGCCTTCACGCCTAGCTTATGCACGTCCATCACTTGATCCCCGCTATAAACCAGCAGCTCACCCGCCGCAGTCTTACCCGCCGGCGAATACTGGACCACAATAAATGTCGGACAGTGCATGTCCGCATGCTTCAGATGAAAGGCGACCTGGTGCGGCGACAGATTCACCTTGAACCCGCGTTTGACAACTTTGAGCTCGACCATCACAAACTCCCCCGAGCGCTTGAACGCGACCAGGCAGTCAGGGATTCCGAGCCCGACCCTACTTTCGATTCGGGTTAAATGGCAATCGGACGCTGAGAGGTTGTCTCTCAGCCGCCGATACAGGGCGCTTTCTGGCTTCGCTGGCATCTTCCCCCTCTCCTTCGCTTTCAGGCGCTCCTGGAGCCTCCTGGAGGCCTTCGGTGGCATCTTCAACCGGATCAGCATCCGGCAGCTCTCGGACATCGGCGCTTTCCCGTACCTGATCGGGCGTGATGTCGATGATCGGCCCGCCGTTGCCGCCGCCGTAAAGCTTCTTGATCTCCTCAAGCTTCCGCATGACCTCCTCTTTGCTCATGGAGTCGATCGTGCCGTGCCTGATCTCCTTGCGGTCAATGTAGATCGTGCCAAGCGCCTGGCCGCGCCTGTACTCAGCCTGGACGGCCGCACCGTACGCTCCCGCAGCCAGGGCCTGATCCCTGATCACTTGCAAGTCACGCATGTGCCGCTCATACGTCGTCGCGTACTTCTCGCCCAGTTCCCGTCGCCGCTCCTGGATCGCGGCCACAATGTGCGGGCTCTTGTCCGGGTCGGTCAGCTCTCTTGCCCGGCCCGCTGCCCAAGTCTCGCTGTACCCTGCTCGCAAAGCCGCTTCCTTCAGGGTAACGTGGCCCTCTCCAGCAACAAACTCCTCGACAAACTTCCATTCCTGCGGGCTCAGTACCTTTGGCTTGACAACGGTGACAGGCCGGTTGATGCGCTCTTCAACACGATCATCCCGGCGACCTAACGACTTACCGGAGAGGAACTTCTTATCCTTTGACGACATCACCGGCCTCCCTACTCAGCAATCAGCTAACACGCCAGAAGCGCCAGCCATTACCTACCCGCCGACAGGCGAACCTATGGCCACTACGTTTACCGTAGGAGTACGCAGCCGCACGTGCGTTCTTCAGCCGGTCCTCTTCAGACACAACGAAGCTATCCCCGACCTCCATGAACCTGAAGGGATAAACAGACCCAGACTGTCGGCCCTCGGGCAGCGGTACACCCTTCTCGATCTCGAACATCACCTTTCTCCTCTATGGCAACCCAGGCAGGATTGCCAGGGCAGGGCCCCATCATACCAAAAAGCGCGTTTTAGTAGCCCCCGTGGCCAAAAAAACAAAAACAAAAATCAACTACCTGCGCGCGCGCGATCCCCAGAAGAATTTCACCACTTTACCTACTGTAATGAAACGTATTGCTCTAACCCCTTGATTTTATTGATTCATTACGTCCATTACGGCATTACGTCATTTTTTAAAAATTTTCGAAACAAAAACACGATAGTAGCCAGCGGCCTACTGTTTTGGCGTTTTTGCCCGTGGCCCTTGATCCGCGTCCCTCGCACCCCTTAAAATGCGCAGGGCTCGGATGCTTCCAACATCCGAGCCCCACTTCCCATCCCATCGTTTAACAGGAACGACAGCATGAGCAAGGCCGATTATATCTGGGTCCGCCGCTATTTGACCTACTGCCCTGAGACAGGGGAAGTTCGTTGGAGAGTTTCACCCAACAACAGGGTCAAGCGAGGCACGGTAGCTGGTTCGTGGACCAAGAACCAGCAGCTAAGGGTAGGGATGCAGGGTGCGCAGGTCCCTATCGAATGCATTGTCTGGATATGGAACAAGGGTTGGTGGCCGCCCAAGCTCCCTGTCCACAAGAACGGTGACTGGACGGACAACCGCATCGAAAACCTCACCCTCAGTTGACATTCTCCCCCTCAAGGTATTTCCCTTGTAAGAGGCGGATCGCGTGTTCGACCTCAAGCAGATCACCAAACTCGATGGCAGAGATCTCGACGTCGCAGCCCCGTTCGAACAATTCTGGCAAAACGGGACCCAAGTAGAGATGTTTCACACCGTTGATGGTCAAGGTGACAAGGTGAACATACTTATCTTGGGCAGGTATACCGAGCAAATCCTTCAATCCTGATAGCACATTCTGGTTCATGATGAAGCTCCGTTGACAGGCCCTTTATTGTAGAGAGCGAGATCCAGCGATAGGCGGTCGATGAAATCCTCCTGTTCTTTTGCTTTGATCTGGAGCGATCTTACTTCAACTGCGAGCGCCTCCATCTGGATATTTTGGACCTCGATCCGTCGTCGGAGGGCGTTGATGTATTC